CCACCACCCCCATAATCGGCAGCGAGTCCAGCCGAATTATATCCGCCATCCGCTCCCCCCATTGGTTGTGGTTCACCACCGCCACCAGCAGCAGATGTAGTGCCATTACCACCTACACTTCCACCTCCTCCTCCGCCACCTCCACCAGTATTGTTACCGCTTGGGCGAGGACATCCTCCGCCTCCGTAGGCATAAACTTTTACAGTGCCCCCGATAACTGACGATACTCCCCCAGCAGCACCAATAAATCCAGTTCCTGATGTTCCTTTAGCACCTCCGGCCCCGACAACAACAGCTAAAGTTGAGGGTAGTGCAGAGGCATCAAATAATGCGTTAGTCATCGCCCCTCCACCTCCTCCAGCACCAGATGCGGATTCACCACGAGAGCCTCCACCACCAGCACCATAGACTTCCATATAGACAATTGTTCCAGATGCCGGTTTCGTCCATGTACCATTGCCGGTGAAAAGTTGTTCGTCTACTGAGGTACCAGTAACTGCTGCCCATTTCATACCAGTTGCCTCGGTGGAATCTACTGTTAATACATGGTCATTACTAGCACCAATGGCTAATCGTATTGGTAATGTACTATAAGCCATTAGGTCACCTTTGGTAGTTAACTCTACAGATGACCCTATAGTTACCCATGCCGAGCCATTATCATAGGAAAATTCTTTCGTGTCTGTAGCCCAGTAGAATAATCCTTTGGTAGCTGAGGATGGTCTATTCCCTGCGGTATCGAACTGAATCAGATTTGAGTTCATTCGAGCCACAGTAGCTTCCATATTTGCGGTCCAAAATCCATCAGGTATTGCCATAATTACGCACTCACCATAAAGTATCCGGCAATTGCTGCCGTGCCATCTACATCGTGAATAGTTTCACTAGCATGGAGTCCAGATTCCCAAAAGCATTTAGTAGTATCACCATCAAAGTATGTCCCTGAGGTTGAAGCTTTCTCAGCCAGTACACTATCTAAATAAGCTGTACCGGTGGCTGATGATGCTGTGGATTGTAATATCAACGAAACTCTTAATTGGGTTGTATTTGATGGTGCTGTTCTATTATCATTGTCTAGAGTTACAAATCCAGACGTAACTGTAGTCCTCTCGATATCATGCGTGGCTTGAACTGCACCTCCAGCATTTAGGAATTCCATACGCAGGATAACTTTGCTATTGGATAACGCAGTAAAGTTCACAGCAACACTGGTACTCCAAACTTCAGTGGCAGCAAGCCCTGTTATAGTTGCATGGCGACTAGCTACTTGACCGGAACCTCCAGAGTTGGTCATTACCAATTTCAATGATGTGGATGCGCTATCGCTTTCAGCCGTGTCAGCAGCGGTAGTTCCAGTCGCTGTGATGCTTTGTGTCCATGATGTTAGGTCAAACTCAAAGCTAGGGTTCGTGATGTAGTTACGGCGAAGGGCATCATCTTCCACATAATATGTAGGACCTCTTGAATCAGCTTGTACGGCCTTTATGGTAATAACCGTAGTATCCGTTATCTTACGGATAATAGTTAATGCTTCCGAAACATTAAATGTCGTGGAGTTAGCATTACGCTTTAACTCATAAAGTATATGTGCAAAATCATGGGGCATTTCTTAGTACCACCGAATATTCATAGATTTCACCACCCAAACTCCTCATACTCATGCTATGGACAAAGTAAGCTATTGAAGATAATCCATGAGGGGTATTGGTTACTTGTATAGTATCACCTACAACTAAACCATCTTTAGTAATTGCCACTCTCAGATAGTCTTTGGCTCCTAAGTCACGAAGGTATGCATCTGCCACATCCATTGCCTGGTCTGAATCTTCTATCTCTGGTAATATAATTACCTTTGTAAAGACGCGGCCTGATATGGCTATGGCAGAATCATCAGTTGCAATATGGGAAGCAGGTACCAATGCTCTACCTGAGATTCTCCATGCATTAGCAGCAAAGTTTGGAGGAGCTGTAGCCCACTCTACAGATGGTGGGCTTGCTGGATTCCATAATACATCTTTACCTGTATCTTGACCTTGAATCCCTACAGTTTGTGTTGTCCAGGTAGGGCTTGCATTTGACCCAGTATTTCTCTGGATGGTAGGAATATCAGGGTCAGAGCCTTCAACTCCACGGAAAATCATTGGGTAGTCTTGACCACTGGTTCCACTACCCCCAGTTGCTGTTGTACCATCTCGACTTAATGCAAAGAGCTTTCGGTTACCATCACCACTATAGGTCTGGTTAGTAACGTCAGTTAGTTTAACACCTCCACGAATTTCTATCTTATTATATTGTGCGATGCTTTTCCTACGGTTAAACCTATAGTATGGAAATGTAGTGGTATTATTTGGTGTATCTGAAAGCGCAAAACTTGCGGATACATTACCATGAGGTCTATATATCAACTTCTTAAATTTATTTACATCCCAATAAAAACCTGTAATCTGGGTGAGTGTATCCATCATCACTCGTAAGGTCGCACCACGAAAGACTAGGTGGCTAATTTGTCTCCCGGTCTGGACTAAATCTGAGGTATTTATCTCTGTAATACCAGCTTCGGTAAAGGCTGTTGCGATTATGGCAGAATCATTGGCATTAATAGATATCGCTGAGAAGTGAGCCCGGTCGAGGATAACTTTCCAATCCTGAGCTGTAACTTTATAAGTTCTACCAATTCCGTTTAGTGTTTCAGTGGCTATCTCTGTGATAATACCAGCAAAGAATCGAGTGGTAGAATCATCATCATCCTCAATAACTAGGTCTTTATTCTCAGTAAGTGTGATGGCATTGTCTGGGTCCTCAACTTCTACTTCGCAGGCATCAATCATATCTCCATCGTTGTCGTTGATAACCCAGCTATGCTCGACCCAGCTAGAGGTACGGTCTACACCATCAATCAAGAGTTTTAGTTTAACCATAAGAGTTAAGCACCAGCTGCAAAGCCGTGGTTCAGACCACCCTGAAATTCTGAAACTCTACCTAGTTCATCAATTATAATCTCACCCATAACTCGTTTATCCATCGTAAGTTGGACTACAGTAACTCCACCACTACTAGATGTACCAGTAGGTCTATAGAATTCTGAGCCAGGATTACGTCTTGGGTCAATGGGGATAGGTATAGGTATAGCTGTTGGTGTATTCCTATTAAAATCAGGGGTTCTAAACCTACTCCATCTATCTAGACCTGTTGGAGCTTCTCCCCCGCCTCCAGGTAAATTAAACGGGTCAGGTATAAAAGTCTTTGGTTCAGGGTACTTATATCGTCCTGGGAGAGGCAAGTAATCAGGACTTGAAACTTCCGGAATCTTTGGAATTCCAAGTTGACTCGATACCCAGTTAATTGCCCGTATACTTGTATTGATGGATGCAACACCTAATTTAATCATAGCAATTAGCGCATTTACTATAAGAACTCCTATATTCTTACCCATTTGTGTAAATGCAAGCTGCATTTCTGGGTCTGTCATCATCATAGCAGCAGAACCAATTAAGGAAAACAGAAGCATACCAGGCAAACCAGCAAGCATAAAACCAAATGCTGCTCCACCTAACGCACCAAATGCAATTCTCATATTACCATCAGGTATTGCATCATAGGCTGCTGTTGCCAAAGCTGCCCCAATCAATGCGCCTGTAAGATTTCTGGTAAGCGCAAAGCCCATAGCTGTACCTACAGCTATGAAAGCTGCTTCAGACGCTCTATGACCCCAAGTCTCATCCTCTACAACTTCCTTAGCAGCTTGAGCTAAAGTTGCACCTAGAGCCAATTTTGTCATAAGATTTTTCTTTAGCACCACACCTAACGCAAAACCTAATCCACCTGCCAGTAATTCTATTTCCTTCTCCGTACTAAGGCTTTTCGTAACCTCAGCAATACCTGGGCCTAGTTGTAACCCAATAACACCTACGGCAGCACCAACCCAGAATTTACCTGTTATTCTACCTAACGTAAGAGCTGCCATTACAATTGGCACTAGAATCTTAGGCTCATCAACTATTGTGGCCCAAGTAGTCCCGAAATCCACAATAAGGGCAGCTGCAGCCGCTGCTGCAAGTCCTGCGCCCATTCGTGTCCCTAAAATCTTAAATGCACCAGTCATCTCAGGCGTAGCCGCGGAAGCTATTAAGGCTCCAGAAAGGCCACCAGCAAAGATAAGTTGTACATTATCTTTAAGTGCCGTTAGTCTAGTTTTTAATGAACTAACAAATATATTAGCAAAGGCAGCGGTAGTTTCTGAGATGGTCTCCGCTGCTGGAGCTGTAAGTTCGCCTATATCAGCAAGGTTCTGGGCTAGTATCTCCATCTGGGTTAAACTTTCTTTATTTGTAATAGCATTAAACCAATTTATGAATGGTTCAAAATCTCCAGTTTCTAGCGCAGTAATCATTCCAATACCTATTGAAATATTCTCTGTACCTGCAACTAGCCGCTCGAATTTAGTGGGGTCTTGTTTGGCAAATATATCGAACAATGCTGAGAATACATCAGCAGGTGAAGCTCCTACTAAATCAGCAAATGTATCAGCCATTGGTGCTATCTGTGCTGTCATAGCTTGACCCGCAATGGCTACATCCGTCATAGCTGATGCACTCTGGAACATGACCATAGCATTAGCTCTACCCATGGTACTAGCCAAGCTATCCATCTGCTGCTTGGATTCAGACGCACTAAACCCTAAGAATTGGAGTTGTATTCTAGCCCGCCGTGCGGATTGTTCCCATTTCAAAAAACTAACTGTTGCAGCAACCGTAACTATAGAGGCTAGAGCAGCACCTATAACTGGCAATACTGTAGCCATGGCTATCATACTAATATTTAGCTGGCGTAGTACAGCAGTTAGTATACGCCAAGCTCCACCTAGTCGCTGAGATTCCATAGCAACTTTACGGAATTGGCCAGTAGCCTTATCCCGAGCTTGGATAACGATTGATGCCTCAGCGCTTCGTGTTGACATTACTTGCCCTTTGAGCCTGTTGACTCATTTGGTTACGATGCTCCGCTTCAGATTCTGCTGACATATGGACCCAAATCTCATTTACAAATGTTGCTGGTTGGCTCATATATGTCCAGTAGTCCCAGCTCATATGGTGGCAAATTAAGTATCGTCGGGTTTCTTCGGGGATGGTAGTTGACCTTCCGGAAAGGGCGTTGACGTATTCGATTGGGGCGTCTGTGATAAAGGGTTACGCTGGTCAATTTCTTCCTCCAGGCGGTTAGCTAGTTCAGGTTCCATCTTACCTATCATTTCTACTGTGACTGGGACTTTACTACCATCAGGATATGTAAAGCTCCAGTCTACGATGGACATTTCTAATAAAACCACTGTACTGGGTTTGAACTTTGCTTTACCTGGAAATTCTCCTGATTGTCTCCGTCGTCGTCGTTCTTCCCTAGATGTGTTGGTATCAAGTTCTATTTCCATGAGCTTCTCGCCAATTAAATCCTGGTCACGAATACTAAGCCTGTGCTTGATATCTACCCATTCGTTATCTTCTAGGGATATCCTATCTACTTCGGCATTAACAAAATATTTATGCTTTTGGGTCATGTTTATTCCCCCATTGCTTAGTTCGAAATACGCCTAGCGATTTACCAATTCGGGCCCATTCAGCCACTGTAATGTATTTATCACCCTCAATGGCAGTTGTAATATGCTTGACTATTTCCTTACGATTCTCAACTTGACGCATCCGTTGGTACATAGCACTTGCTAATGCCAGATAAGGATATCCTATAACCCCTAACTTAGCTAGTTTTAGTAAACCCATTATTCATTCTCCAAAACCTTTAGTGACACTCCGCCTAAAAATCCAAAGATACCTCCTATAATAGCCGTCATAATCTCTATGCCACCCATCTTATAAGCTAGGTAACTAACGAAGCAACTAAAAATCGTTGCACAAAGTATGGCTACCAAAATCTGTGGACGAACTTTACCTATATCCATTAGGCTTTCACCCAAACTTCTTTACCTGAACGTCTAAATTTCATCTGCTCTTTCCTACCACAGATACGGCATTGGCGAATTTCCCATCTAAATATTGACCATCGCCACCAATGTCGAATTAGCCAGCACACTAGCGTAATGCTTTGCGGAGCCTCAATCTACGAGCGAACCTACGTGGCCCCTCATAAGCCCAGCCCACAGCCATAATACCACCTACACCTGCAACCAACGCCGTCATTATTCCCAGCCCTAATACTGTCTTCATTCGAACCTCCCTGCTTTTAACCATGGTGTTTGGTCAACATACACGAACTTTCCACACGCTCGACACTTCGGCTCTGTATTATCAGTTACTGGGTTTACTTCCCATAGTAGTTTACGATGATAACCAATCCAACAGAGTTTCATTATTGTACCTTTATTGGGGTATCAACCAAGTTATCGGTAATGCTGCGGGATTTTACGGTATCATTAAATACGGCAGATGCACTATTGATTCCTGTACCATTTCCAAATTGGTTCGTGTTACCCATTGTTAGGGTTCCAACTTTCAAGTAGTCAAAGTCCCAGGCACCAACACTGGCGTCAACGTCGTCCACAATCAGTTCCCCGATGGTTGCACCATTGTCGCCGTTGAGGTTAATTATCACTCTGTCAACGGTGCTGTTTTCTGCCACGTAGGAGCCGCTGCCCCGGTCACTATCTATAACTAGATGGCTGATGGTGGAGTTAATAACTGAGGAATTAGTATGTCCATCAACATATGCACCCAATGAAAGTGTTCCTACTTCCATATTAGCCCAGTCAAGGGTTGGTGCTGAGCTATTTGTGATGGTAAACTGCCCCACGTTGACAAAAGCCCCGGTCACGCCGCTGGTTCTACTTATCTCAAAAGAGTTGGTCAACCCAGCCTTACCTAAGTCCAGATTCTTTAGGTGTAATTTATCGAGTCGAACTCCATCAGCAAGATTTATTCTTAGTGTTTGGTTAATCATAGCTGGGGTTTCTGGGTCAGGTGGTAATGGATTACCTACTACATTCGGCAACGAGTATTCAGCCCCCGCTTCGGGCCATAGCTTCTCACTATTCGTACCAGCAATAACAAGAAATAATGTCCCAGCAAATCCGACACCAACAACAAACAAGGACATCAGCCCCATCTTTGCGCTGCCGACTTGGAATCTCTTGGGGATAGGGATATGCAGGTATGAGATGAACCGTAACTGCGGAATATTAAACCTAGGCAGTCGTGCTGATGGGATTGAGATAGTCTTTGGTCCCAGTTTAATTATCATTACTGCTGCCCTCCTTGGCAAATCTTCCGGTTATTGCTGCTAGTCCTGCTGTTGTAGGTGTCGCAAATATGGCGTAGGCCACCAAGATTATGTCGAGGTGGGGAGCCACACTTGCCGGGTTACTGGTCGTTTGCCACACTATAATGATTCCTAGGATTACAAATGCGGCTACTACTGGTGCTAACATAATAAGCGTCAAGAACTCCGCACCAGATAACGTAGTTGTTGCACGTAATTTTACCTTCTCCAGTTCTATTCTGGTTTCGGTTAGTTCCGTCCGAAGGTCATCTATTTCAGCCATGATAACGTAGATGTGAGGTTAAGGTAACACTATCAGCTTTTGCATCCCTTTTAATCTCATCTATATCCTTCATCAGATGATTTAGATTTGCCTCAATAACTAAGATTGTTTCCCTTGCCTTCTGCCGTTCATGTTTCTCTTGCTTTACAGGCAAAGCCCCACTCCTATGTTTGAGGTAGTAGATAACTACTCCTCCTACAAGGATTACCATAGTACCTAAAGACCCAAAGGTCTTAACCAGTTCTTGGAGCAATTCTACTTCAGGATTCATCAGCGTAACTATCTAGCTCCCTAACTCTTAATTTAGTATAGTTACCTTCTTACTGGTTGTTGTCTACTACAATTATATTCTCTACACTGATTTCTAAGTTATATAGCAAATTCAGTATAGTTCTAAGCGCATCCGTATAGCTAGATTGCTGTTAATTTATTGCGTAGCGTGAAACTGAAGTGGTTACCGCTAGAATCTTCATGGCTGTGTAAAGCCAGACGGACTATATCTTCACCATCACGTTCACCCCAGATTTCTGGAGCTGTAACATATTTACCTGTAACATCAAAGTAGAACGAATACTTAAATGAGCTGTCACCGGTTAAGTCACCAAGTATCTCAATCCTAATAGCTCTGGTAGTTCCTGCCACATATGCATCATACTCTGTGATGGCAGCAGCACTAGATACTAGGTCCATCTCCAACTCTACATGGGTCTTCTGTTCGGCTAATGCCGAGAAGTCTAAGCTACCATCGGCATACTTAACAGGAGCTAGACCTGTAGGAACTCGTATGGTAGCACCAGTCAACAGTGTGGCTTTCTCTGTACCACCTAATGAACCCCATGCGCTGTCGATATAGATTTTGGCATTATTACATACAATCTCGCCACCAGCTAGCGATGGTGCTGAGAGGCCACTTGTGAACGTGGTTTTAGCAGCAAAGTTAGCAAACATATCAGCCCTGAGAGTTAGGACTTCGTTAAGAGCAAGGCCCAGCTCTAGGCTCTCTACTACGGTAAAGTCACTTTCCCATGCTTGAGTATCATCACCATACTCAAAGGTAAATGCATCTTGGACATTCTTGGCTGTAGTATTTGGTATAAATGACCAGTCACGGGTAGCCCCACCAGGAGTGGTAGCTGAAATTGAACCCTTAACAGCCATTGAAAGGAACTGCGTCAGTTGTTCGTAGGTAGCATCAGACTCGTATCTGAGCCGTGTCATTTGACCTACAGCAACGGCGCGGTTAAACTCTGCCAAGCTATTACGCTCATCTACTGGACGATGCCATGTAATCTCAGGTGTCATGGTTAGTGAACCAATCAACACAGTGTC